AAGTTTCAAGACCCTTGGTGCAAAAAAGGAGATTGGGTGATCTTTGCTAGATACGCAGGATCAAGATTACCAATAGAAGGCGGAGAAGTCCGCATACTAAACGATGATGAAGTATTAGGAACGATCGCAGATCCAGAGTCCTTGCTTCACGTGCTATAACATAGGAGAAGGCTATGCCAGAAGAAAATAAAATGAATACAGAAAATAAAGAGATAGTGGATATAGATACATCTGGTCCAGAAGTGGATGTAGAATTAAAGGAGGACAATAATGAAAAAGATACTGAAAACAATATTCAGCCCGTCGATTCATCTGAGAAACCTAGTGAGCAGCCTGACATTCAGGTTAGCGAACAGGAGAAACCACAAGAAGCAGAGACAGAGACTAAAGAACAAGAAACAAAACCAGAAACAAATAAAGATGAGTTAAAAGAGTATAGCGAAGGCGTTCAAAAAAGAATTGCTAAGTTAACTAAAAAAATGCGTGAGGCTGAAAGACAAAGAGATGAAGCCACACGATACGCTAAAAGTGTGCTTGAAAAACAAAAAGCAGCTGAAAGTAAATTATTAAAAATTGAACCTAGTTATATAGAATCTCTTGAGGCTAGTGTAAAATCAGGAATGGAGGCTGCAGTGGCTAAATTAGCACAAGCTAGAGAGGCTGGTGATATTAAGTCTGAGGTTGAAGCTCAAAAAGAGATAGCTAGATTAGGAGTTCAAGAAGCAAAAGTTATGGCTCAAAAGAGCAATATTCAAACTAAAGCTACTGATGTAAAAGAACCTACTTTAGATCAAGCTGTAGAAAAACAGCCACAACCAGCTGAACCAGATCCAAAAGCAGAGGAATGGGCATCTAAAAATAGGTGGTTTGGTACAGATAGTGCTATGACTTACACTGCTTTTGATATACATAAAAAGCTTACAGAGGAAGAGGGATATGATCCTAAATCTAATGATTATTATTCTGAAGTGGATAAAAGAATAAGACTTGAATTTCCACACAAGTTTGATAATACTGAAAGTAAGGAAACGACTAAACCTACACAAACCGTAGCTTCAGCGAAGCGCAGTGTTAAATCTAGTCGCAAAACTGTGAGACTCACACCTTCACAGGTTACAATCGCTAGAAAATTAGGTGTGCCATTGGAAGAATATGCGAAACAATTACAACTCACGAAGGAGGTATAAGGCATATGGAAAACGATAAAATGAAATCTTCTCGTGCGAGTCAGAGTAGGACCAAAGAGGTCAAAAAAACTACATGGACTCCACCCTCATCTTTAGATGCACCCCCTGCACCTGATGGGTATAAACACAGATGGTTAAGAGCCGAAGTTTTAGGATTCGACGATACTAAAAACATGGCTGGCCATTTAAGATCGGGCTTTGAGCTTGTTAGAGCTGAAGAGTATCCGAACAGTGAATATCCTGTCATACAAGAAGGTAAATACAAGGGGATGATCGGAGTAGGAGGCCTTCTGCTGGGAAGGATACCGAATGAAGTCGTTGAGGCGCGAAAAGAGTATTTTGCAAAACTTACTCAAGATAAAACAGACGCTATCAATAGTGACTTGATGAAGGAACAGCACCCTAGTATGCCTATTAATAGTGAGAGGCAGACTCGTGTAACTTTCGGTGGTACGAAGAAAAGTTAATTTTTTAACGATTTTTCTCCAACGAAATAAACTTAAACAAGGAGAAAACAAATATGGCTAACCAAGATGCAGCCTTTGGACTAAAACCAATTGGCTTTTTGGGTAGTACACCGATGAACTCTGGACTTACAGAATTTGAAGTCGCAGCTTGTGCATCAGCTTTTTCACAAAATGACTTGATGAAAGTTATTAACACTGGAACAGTTGGTATTGCAGCAGCTACTGACAACGGAGCTCTTTTAGGTTCAGCTCAAGGTGTATTTTTTACGGATGCCACTACTAGTAAACCGACATTTGCTAACAATCTTAGAGGTAGTAATGCCGCTACAGATATTAAAGCATTTGTTACAGACAGTCCGCACCAAGTGTACGAGATCCAGTCTGACAACAGTGGTGCATCACAACAAACAGACGTGTTCAACAACGCTGACGTAGCAGTTACAGCAGGTGCTACACCAAACTTTATTTCAAAAACTGAGTTAGGTGATAGTACTTTAGCAACAACTACTGCAAACTTAAGAATTATTGGAGTATCTGATGATATTAGAAATAATGATTTAAGTTCAGCAAATGTTAACTTTAAAGTTATCATTCTTGAGCACTTCTATTCAACCGCAACAGGCGTATAATAGGAGGATAACTATATGGCTATAACAAGAGGACAACTAGTTAAAGAACTAGAGCCAGGTTTGAATGCATTATTCGGCTTGGAGTATAATAGATACGATAACGAACATGCTGAAATCTACGATGTAGAAACTTCAGACAGAGCGTTCGAAGAAGAAGTAATGTTATCAGGCTTTGGCAATGCAGCAGTAAAAGCTGAAGGTCAAGGTGTAACATTTGATTCTGCAAACGAAACGTTTACAGCTCGTTATACAAACGAAACAATCGCACTTGCGTTTTCAATCACTGAAGAAGCGATCGAAGACAACTTGTACGACAGATTAGCAAGCAGATACACAAAAGCTCTTGCAAGATCTATGTCAAACACAAAACAAGTTAAAGCTGCGAATGTTTTAAACAACGCGTTCAGCTCATCATTTGCTGGTGGGGATGGAAAAGAGCTTTGTGCTACTGACCACCCAATCGTTGCTGGTACATTCAGAAATGAATTGTCAACAGCGTCTGACTTAAACGAAACATCGTTAGAGCAGTCGTTAATTGACATCGCAGCAATCACAGATGAAAGAGGTCTAAAAATTGCAGCAAGAGGAGTAAAAATGATTATTCCATCTGAGCTACAATTTACTGCTGAAAGACTTATGAAGTCTGCAGGTAGAACTGGAACAGCTGACAATGATATCAATGCAATCGGATCAATGGGAATGATTCCACAGGGTTATACTGTGAACCATTTCTTAACTGACACTGATGCATTTTTCATCAAAACAGATGTGCCTAATGGATTAAAAATGTTCGTTAGATCACCTGTGAAAACAGCTATGGAAGGTGACTTCACTACTGGAAACGTTAGATACAAAGCTAGAGAGAGATATTCATTTGGATTCTCAGACCCTAGAGGTATCTTCGGATCACCAGGAGCGTAATAATTAAAATATTACAACTAAAGGGGGCTTTCGGGCCCCCTTTTTTTATGCTATTAAGAAACTCATGAAAGAATACGTTTTTAAAATTTACACCAAAGAATTACAAACTAAATTTAATATTAAAAGAAAAGAACCTATCTCTCAAATGAAAGATGCCCATAAAGAAATCATTGACTATATAGGAAAAAATGATATAGAATGGGAACCAAATCTGTTAAGATATAATGCAGGTTTTTATATAACCTACGAGGAGGTTGAAGATGGCAGAAGACAAAATGTTACTGTTCTCGAAGAAACTAAGACTCGAGTCTAAATGGAACGAGATGTTTCTTGAAAACCAAGGACAAGTGACACCTGAAATGTCAGCTCTAGGAGATGAGATCAAAACAGTAATTAGATCTATCCTAAGAGAGCAAGAAAGCCCTAGAAACGCTAAAGATTTAGAAACACATCTTTTCGCTAGCTAACTAGGCAACACATAAAAGTGGTTACACTTTGTAAGGATACCTTGCACTTTTCAATAATCTGATATATAGAAAAATTACTATACAATTAATTTGAGCATGGACGAGTATAGTCGACGGCCTAGAGACCATGTTCAAAACTAGGAGGATATAATTATGGCAACAACAACTTTTTCAGGTCCAGTTAGATCTGAAAGCACAGTTAAAACTGTGAGTAAAAACTCTACTACTGGAGTTATTACTGAAATCATCACTATGGGTGATGCACCCGTAGCATTAGGAGATGAGAATAAAACTCTTGACGCTGCAACACACAGTGGAAGAACTCTTGTGGTTCCTGCAATCGCAGCTAACAGAACAATTACTTTACCTGCACCAGTTGCTGGTCAAACTTACAAATTGATCTATGGCGGCGCTGCAGAAGAAGCAGAAAATCTAATTATCGTAACACCAGGGAATACTAACTTTTTCATTGGTTGTATCGTTCATTTAGATTCAAATGCTGATAACGCATCAATTTACTCTAACGGAAGCTCTAACTCAAAGTTAACTCTTACAGATTTTGGTTGCTTTGAAATTAATATTGTAGCTAAAGATAGTACGAATTACTTTATTCACGGTTATGCAGAAAGTGCAGATGCACCTGCATTCGCGAATCAGTAATATATAATTTGTGGGGGCTTTGGCCCCCACAGTTTCTTGATTAAGGAGGGAAACAATGGCAGACACAGTAACAGGTCCAACTATCTTGCAACAAAATGACAAGAGAGTGACCATAAAAATAGTAAACCAATCAGATGGAACCGGTGGAACAACTGTATTTGCAGATGTATCTGCACTAGCAGCTAACGCTCAAGGGCAGTCTTGTACTACAGTAAGTTTACAAAGGATTTGGTGGTCGTGTTCAAATGGAGACGGTCAAGATTCTTTTGCTCGTTTAGACTATGAAGATTCCGATGGAGATATTCCAATCGTAACTTTAATAGATTCTGGATACTGGGACTTTAGAGAATTTGGTGGAATACCAGCAAACACTTCATCAAACTCAAATCAAAACGACGTAAATTTTGTTGTTCCGGGGGCAGCTGATGATGGAAATACTTATACAGTTGTTGCAGAGTTTATAAAAAATTACTAGGAGGGTAGATGGCTAATACTACTTCTGGAACAGTAACGTTTGATAAAACTTTTGCAGTCGATGAGATTATTGAAGAGGCATACGAAAGAATCGGATTACAATCTGTTTCAGGATATCAATTAAAAACAGCAAGAAGATCTCTAAATATTCTATTTCAAGAGTGGGGTAACAGAGGTGTTCATTATTGGGAGGTTGGAGAAACTAATATAGATTTAATTGAAGGCCAAACAGAATATAATTTTTTTAGATCATCAGGTGATGGAACAAGTTCAACAACCAATGCACCATCAAGTGTTTTTGGTGTGGCTGATATACTAGAAGTAACTCTTAGAACTAATCGAACACAAACTACACAAGCTGATCAAGCTCTTTCAAAAATAAATAGAGCAGCTTATTCTGCATTAGCAAACAAACTATCAAAAGGCACACCATCACAATATTATGTGCAAAGACTAATTGATAAAACAACACTGACTGTTTATCCAACTGCTGATTCATCTAATGCATCAAAAGATCTACACATTTATTTCGTAAAAAGAATACAAGATGTGGATGCTACATACACTGATGCAACGGATATTCCATACAGATTTGTGCCTTGTATGGTATCAGGATTATCTTATTATTTAGCACAAAAATATGCACCAGATAGAATACAAACAATGAAATTATTATATGAAGATGAATTTGCGAGAGCATTAGCAGAAGATGGATCTTCTTCTAGTTCATTTATTACACCTAAAACTTATTTTGGTGAGGGAGTCTAATGACAGGATTTGCAAAAGGTAAACATTCAAAAGCAATATCTGATAGGTCAGGTATGGAATTTCCATATAGAGAAATGGTTAAAGAATGGAATGGATCTTTAGTGCATGTATCAGAATATGAATCTAAACATCCACAACTAGAGCCACGTGCATATGCTGGTGACCCACAAGGTTTAAAAGACTCTAGAACTGATCGAACAGAACCAGAAGCGTTAATATTATTAGAACCAAATTCATTTGAAACAATGGCTTCAGGATCTGGTATTATAAATGTATCTGAAAAAGGTCATGGTCGATCAACTGGAGATACAGTTAGATTTAGAGGACCAGTATCAACAACATCAGATCCAGATGGTTTTGAAAACCCTAAAAGTTTTGATGGTGTAACCGGATCAAATATTGCAAAGTCAGCAGGTTATTCTATTACAGTTGGTAGAAAAGATTCTAGTGGTAATGTGATTAGTGGTACAACAGATGACTTTTATACCTTTACTGTTGATACTAATACCGCTACAACGGGAGGAGTATCTGGAGGAGGAGAATTTTGCACCTCTGGACCAGCTACATTAGAGAGTTAATATGTCAGGAATAAGTTATACAAATTTAAGAACAAAAATTAGAAACTACACAGAAGTTAGTAGCACTGTTTTATCTGACACTATTATTGAGGGTATCGTGTTAGATGCTGAGTATAGAATATATAGAGATGTTCCAATTGATGCTTACAGAGATATACAAGTTACAAACTTTACAACTGATCAAGACTTTGTAAATTCACCTGCTGGTGCACACGTTGTTAGAGCAGTGCAAGTATTTGATGCAACTTCTGGATCAACAGGTGCTAATAAATATTTAATTAAAAAAGATGTAACATTTTTAGAGGAGTATATTTCAGCTAATACTTCTACCGGCCAACCTAAATATTATGCTATGGGTCAAGGTGGGACTGGCGACGGAGCAA